GACATTTTTTGCTCCTCTTGTCAAGTTTATTGCGGGTGGAGTACCATCCGCTTATTGGGTTTGTAGACCTATTGTAGCACAAATGAATGCGTTCTGCAAGCCCTTTTTGGATCAATTTTAATCAATTTTGGTATCAATTTTCGACCTATTTTCTGAATACAGGTCTAGAAAATTTTATGACATTGATCCAGACTTCGGCAGTAGTTTCCGAAAGTATCTTTTTCGTCTGTGTTATCTCAATGTTATAACCTTCGGTATTAAGCCGATCTTTCCAGGATCTTACTGAAGCAGTCATTGAGTGAATTGCTTTTTCAAGCTCATCTAATGTTACGCCAGTTACATCCACCTTCAAATACGATCCTTCTTCTGCGTTTTCCTGAATGAACTTGAAGAGTTCCTGGTATTTCTGTGTTCCGCTTTTGTGCAAATCATCAGGCGGTTTTTCTTGCTTTGAAAATTTTAGAATCATTAGTCCTCCTTTCTTTAGTTATCCTAGAAAACCGAAGAAGGTTTTTCCATGAGATTCTTCTTTCAGCTCTCCAGTCCATAGATTCCTTGCCTTATCTTCTCCATCTGCAAACCAAATCATGTATTGCATATCGTCTCTTCCAAGATGATAAATGTTATGGAAGAAATCTATGCAATGGAATCTTGAAGGAAATATTTTCTCGCGCTTGTTTTTACTTTTTCTATCCATGAAAAATTCCCAATCCATTGCGTTAAGAGACAATCCTCCCTTTACTCTGGCTACATATCCCGATTTTCCCATTTCTTCTGGATTAAATGTCAAATGACATTTCTCACAAGTATGTAACTCATTTGGTATCGGTCTTCTGCAATATGGACAAGTAAATTCATCTTCATCGCTCATGTTACCACCCGACTTCCTTGCTAACTTCAGGAGTCATTCCTCCAAAAGAATCGAATCTCTTTTTGAAGGCTTCATACAGTTGTGGATATTGTTTATCAAAATAGATATGTCCACTAGGAGCGAATCTCCACATACTTGCCAACTCAATATGAGTCATGTTATTTATATGCTCAATCGCTTTGGTTATTTCTTCTTCAGATAGCATTATTATCTCCTTTGTAGTATTCTTTTACAATCAACAGAAGTTTATCCTCTGTCGACTGTAAAATGATGCTACCGATCTTGATCGGGACATCCTAGACTTTTTGTCTTTGGTGATTTGACTACTTGAGTCACCACCAAGATCAGGAACAAGAATAGGAATATCACACAAGCTGAAAATCCAACAACTACTCCTATCCAAAATGACACTGGATCCATGATTTCACCTCCTTTCTTTTAATTCTTGAGATACTGTTATGTCATGAAGAGTTCCTTTTAGAGCTCTGCATACACCCATCCAATCCAATGATCTACTGCGACTGTTATCACCGAACTTCCAGCAAAATCGTATAAAATCTGTTTGAGACCATTGGAAGCAATTTATTATTGATACTATTTCTTCTTCATTCATAAGATACAGAGAAGCTCTTCCATTTTGAGGATCTCCAAACTTAATCGTATATCGTTTATCTTTATCATATAAACGATAAGCTTCCGTATCCAAAAATTTTTCCAACTCTTGAGCTGTTTCTATCATGGTCTTATCTTCACGAATCCGGTTGAACGACCGGTTTCGTCTGTACAAAATAGAAGATTGGCAGATCCATTTTCATAAACCTCTACCGTTCCTCCAGACACTACAGTTGGAACTAAATGTTTGATTAATCCATATTCATCATAATCTGGATCCTTTAGGATATGTCTCATTCCGTCTGGAATCCCAGATCTTAACAGTATTCTATTGAAATCCAATGCTTCAAAATCCCAAATTTCTTCTCCATTGGATCCAATTGATGCAGAATTCCTAAACATTACAACTTCAGGATTCATTTTCCAGAATAATCCTTGCTTGCTCATTATATTTTATGAGATCTTCTTCGGTTTCTCCATTGGAGATTTGGTGCAGACATTTACCATGAAGTGTTGCATCATTTCGTACCCATACTCCTCTAACGACTAAAGATAAATCATTTATCCCAAGATGAAGATATGGATATAATTTCTGCATTCGTAATTGCTCTGCATAGATAATGTTGAATTGTCTCATCAACTCTTCAACATCATTATCCAAGGGAAATGATATGCTGTCATATTTTTCGAAGAGACCAACAGTTACAACGAAATGTCCTGGAAGTTTCTTCGGAAGATTTGAGTATTTTGATTCCTGTAAGAATTGCTCTCGAGGAATCATCGTTAATGCAGGAAATTTCTTTTCAAATTCTTCTTTATTACTTATCATTTTACTACCTGAAGATTCCTTTCATGCTTGCATTTTCCACAAGCAAATTCAGTTTGAAAGGCAGTAACTTTGACTCTACGCAGATAGTTCATAGAAAAGCTATCTTTGCAAAACCAACACTGTCCTCTTCCACCTTCATGACTCTCTTTTGCCATTTTATGAATTTTATCGAAGGGGATTATTCTTCTACCTCCACCACTAGGTTTGTCCCTATCTGGACTGAGATCACCTTGTGACGGATTTGCTGCTGACACCCATTTCAAATTTGGATTTGACACGCTTGCGCTCCTTAGGCTAAACGTCTGGTAAATATTTTACCACTAGAACTATTATAGCATATATGAGCCGCAAATACAATCTTTTTAGTATTCAAAAGGCAGTCACTTTGGGTAGAATTTTATATTAAATGTAAAAACGACTAAACCCTGCATTAATCAGTATCACTTATCATTTTTTCAGTTTGTTGCAAAGTAGTCTCATAAGTGGTATAATAAGCAAGTAGGGAGCACCAATGAAAATCACACAAAGTTGAATTTAAACTGAGCTTTATTTTGATTGTAATATAGTTTCTTTTATGCTACAATTTGTTTAGAAATGCACCCTAACCGCGAATAATGCTGTAAAAATTCGAATAGCAATGGAGACGACGATTCGTCTCGTGTGTTGAGAGGAAAGAAATGGGAACATCCATCAAACAACCAGAAGGTGAAGGTCAAATAAATGTTGCTCAATTCGTTGGAGATTCCAAAGCTGAAACTCTGCGAGATCTAGCAAATTGGATTGAGGAGCATCCAGATATGACGTTCGGTCCGGTATTAAGATGGGTAACACATGGAACAAAAGTCTATTTAATTTATGATTGGTGGTATCAATGAGCTCAAGAATAATAACACTTACGAAAACAGCAACCTATACCTTCGCTGAAGAAGATAGGGATGAACTAATGGCTAGAATAGAGGAAGATTGCAAGAAATCTACTGAATTACACAGCGGAAGAAAAGTAGACATTGAAGTAAAAACTACATCAGAGAAAAGTTCTTTTATACTCGATCTAGAATTTCTTCCTGACTCTAAAACTCCTGAGGTTATTTATATACCAAATAGAGAAGAAGCTACTGGATTCAAATTCAATGAACGAATGTATGAAATCAATCAAGAAAGATTGAGAGAAGCGATATTAAAAGGAAGAATAGACTTCGGAATTTAATTGGAGAAATTATGGGTATAAAAGCTGATAATTGGATAATGAAACAAGTAAAAGATCACGATATGATAAATCCTTTTGTTCCCGATCAAATTCGTGAATTATCGGGAGAAAAAGTTGTCTCCTATGGATTATCCTCTTATGGATATGACATAAGACTTCACAATGATTTCAAATTATTTACCAACGTATTCAATGCAATTGTTGATCCAAAGAAATTTGATGCAACTGCAATGATCGATCAAACGATGAATGTTTGTACCATAGCACCTAATTCATTCGTTCTTTGTAGGTCGGTAGAATATTTCAAAATTCCAAGAAATGTAATAACCATCTGTATCGGTAAGAGCACTTATGCCAGATGCGGACTATTGGTGAATATAACTCCTCTAGAACCTGGATGGGAGGGATTCATAACATTGGAGCTATCTAATACAACTCCTCTACCGGTTCGGGTTTATGCGAATGAAGGAATAGCTCAAATTCTCTTCTTTGAAGGAGATGAACCATGTAATATTTCTTATGATGATAGGGCTGGAAAGTATCAAAGACAACTCAAAACTACTGTAGCGAAGGTGTGATATGCTGAATAAACAACAATTCATGAAGGAAATTCAAAGATTCAAAAATCCAGCGCTTGAAACTCTGATCAGACACAGAAATGATCTTTCATTCATTGATGTTGTTCTATGCGAGAGTGACAATATCAATGACAATATTCAAGTTAGATTCTTCAGAATTCCTCATGATGAAGCAGAGGAATTTCAAAGGAAGGAATTCAATCAAATGAAAGCCAGCAATCTCGAAGTATACAATCGCTGGCTAAAAGAGGAAATAACCAGGAGACTAGAATGCCAAAAATCGTCTGTGTAAAAGATCATATTCAATGTGAAGTGATCAAAGTTGGAGTTGAGGTAATTGATATGTTCAGCGATCCTCCTCAACCCTACAAAATTACTCCTGCTGATGCCTATAAATGTCCAGTATGCGGAATTGTCATATTGGCTGGATTTGCCGAAGGATCAACATTTCGTCATGATCCTCATTTTGATGAAAAACTTTCTACTCTTAAAGAGTCAGATCTTGAAAAAGCCGGATGGGTAATCAATGTCTACGAGAGAATAGAAGACGTAACAAAGGGATAAATGTATTCATTTGGCGTATTGGCAATCATTCTTGGAATAGCTTTACTAATCATACTAATCAAAGCAAGGATATCGATGGAGAAATAGTGGTGGATATTATGACACAAATAGTTGATCTGGAAAATTCAAGAAGAGTAGATCCAAGATTTTCTCATCCAACAGAGGATAAGAAAGCTGAGTTTGAAGCTGTATTCAAGATAGACTTTAATAGATTTTATAGTCCATTGATTGGCTTCAATCTATTTTTATTCTCTTTTGAATTGAATCTTCCAACAGGATATCCTGAAACTGTATTCGAGCTGAACTCTAAATACGGAAGTGGAGCTTCTGATCTACTCGAGTATATGATGCAATTTCCAAGACTTAAGCCACTAAAATGAATAACTTTCAATCTACTCAAATTATTGTAAAATAAATTCATTTATGCTATACTTATTTAGGAATAAAATTTAGGCAAAGGAGGTATAATGATCACAGTAAAAGCATCAGCGGATAATCCCTACGCAAAGCAATTATCTCAATTCTTTACCCTCGAATTTCCGCAAATGAACGGTAACGATCAAGCATTGACTCTTGAATATGTGACCAAAGCTATCATAGCCACCAATCAAATAAGATACGGTCCTTCTCCAAATCCTGAAAGTTTGGTTTCTATGCGATCAGTAATTCGCAAAAGCATAGAAAGAGAAGAACCTATTCCAATGCTTATGCCATTTGGATCTCGAAAAGCAGTTCTTGGTCAACGTCTTGACATCGCTGAAGTATCGGCTCTTAAAACTCTTGCTTGCTTACAAGGAAGAGTAAAAGAACGATATTCTCCTGGAATTCAGCTCAATATTCGAGTAGAGGATGTGAGCGGAAATTCTCTATTTGAAGAGGATGGGGATCAGTCCCTAAAAGAATCTCTTGATTATTGCCTAGATTTCGTTGCTCTAGTCAAAATTCTCGGATATGACTTCATTCATCCACGATTGGAAAGTGATATGTTCTCCGAAGTGGAATTCAATGAGACTTCTGCTAAAATTCTCGATGTAATGATCCAATATTTACGAGATACAGATGCCTACGGAATACGCGATCATGAGAAACTAGCTTCATATAAGAAACTGGAGGAAATGGGATACAAAGGTGGAATATCCCAAGAACAACGCGACTACTATCGTGAGAGATACAAAACATGGAATCCAGTGATAACTCAATACGAAGCTACTGAAAAACTTGCCAAATATCAAGCTGGAGTTTGGGCAAGAAAAGTTTTGGGTGGATCAGGAGCAAATCCCATCTGGGGAAAAGACTATCTAGGATTAACCTTTGCTCCTCCAGTTCCTGGTACTCCTTCTGGTCTTTATGATCGATATATCTACTACAGAACTCTTCCAACTAAATTTGCAATGACCCATATTCCTCCATGGAGATCCAAAGGTTTTCTTGAAATATCGAATGAGCAAATAATTCCAAAATTGACCACTTTCTACGAGAAGAAATCTTTTGTTCCATGTGAGGTTACGTTTGAAGATGGAACGAATAAGGTAAATATTCAAGCTGATTATGTTGAAGTAGGAGAATAATCCTATATTGATAACAATAACGATAACAAATGACGAAACTGGTGGTGAATATATTGCCAATTATGAGTATACTATACGAATAAATGGCAATATGATTCAACACGGAAAGATTCTTCATCACGACAGGCGAAAAGGACTTAGAGAATTACTTCGTTTAGTTGCTTCTGATGGAGAGAATTTGGAAAGGATCGATCATGAGTGAAAACGAGGATGATGAGGACAAATACGATGTCTGGCCTGAGTATGGATGCGTTCCTGAAGAGGAAACTTGGTTTGATAAGTTCATAAATTGGATAAGGAGACTTTTCTCATGAGTACCAAAGCAAAAATCAATGTAGCTTACTTTCAAAAGCCTGAGCTTACTGAAGCTCTCAACGAAGCTAGAAGTTTCATAGGATGCGTGATCGGTCAAGATCACGTTGAAGACATAACTTATCATCTTAATCCTTTTCTAAAACTTTATCTGATCAGCGTCTATTGGCAGGGTGTTGACATGCCTGAATGGAAGGTTGCTGAAATAAACGATGAAGTTTCTATACCTGCTCAATAGGAGACGAATGATCGCGCTTACTTGGATTCTATTCTGCATAAGTTCGAAAGCAGGAGCTATATGCTTGATCATAATCTTCGTATTTGGGTCATTAGCGATCGATGTTCTAATGTGTATGCTATTGAAACAAAAATTGAAGAAAAAATGAATTTGCATATAAGTTCGTTTGTGCTATAATATATGTACAAGAATTTATTTTCTAGGAGCATAATTATGGCAAGAGGAATTGGAATAGAACAGCATATCGGAGTAATCAAACCCGATGAACTCCAACCCGGAGATCATATTGGAGTCAAAGTCGTAGCTGTAATTGGCTTCAATAAAGACTGGGCGGCTTATATGGGACCTTCATTCTGGACTGATGATGTGGTTTCCAGAAGGGGAGACAAAATCTCAGAAGAAGCTGCCGAAAGAATGTTTGATGCTCCGGTAGAGGCCGGTCTTTCCTACCGAAGATAGGAGAATAATATGTCAAGAACCCAAGATGAGATAGTACAAAGATTTCTTGATCGACAACCAGTTGATCTAATGGGAATGGAGGTTGATTCCTATATTCATTTCCTTGATTATTCCCATGCAAAAAGATTTATTGACTCTTCAATAACCGCTGAAAAATGGGAAGAGTTAAGAGAAAAGAGAACTCCCAAAGAGGTCATGATCGACTACATGGAATTTGCTTGGGAAAAAGCCAAGAATTTCCGTGGATTATCTGCCATGAGAACCCTTCTTCATTACACGGCATGGCTCTGGTTAGATGGAGATGAAACTTTGTGGAAGACCCTATCAGAGTATGAATTCTATGGGAAAGATCGCCTTATCGAAATTTGCAATTATCTTGGACTTGATCATACTGAATGGGATGATGGAATTCGTAAGAATTCGGAGGATTGATGAAAAAAGAAGACGTAAGTCTTTGGGATGAAGATTTCCTGAAAAAGATTGTCAGACATTCAGGAATACATTTCCGCATCAAAACCATGCAATTCAGATTACGAATTGAACCCAATTGGAGAGATATGTGGGTAGGATGGTTCATAAAGACTAAGGATCCTTGTACGAAACTCTATGTCTGCCTTCTACCGATGCTTCCAATTACTCTTCAATGGTGGAGAATGAGAGAAATAAAATGAGCTTCCCGGGTGAAGAATTTGCCAATGAGCATGGTTACACTCTTTGGAGTCATAATGAGCAAAGAACTCATATGGACTTTGTGAAATCCACAAATCCTAACCTTCCAGTTCATCTTGATCTATTACCCTCAGGAGAATGGACTCTTTCAAAAGTAGTTGGAATGGTAATGTGTACTCTTGGTCCATTCTCTCTTCCGAATAAAAGTTTTGAAATATTCGAGAAACAAATCGAAAGTATTGAAGCAGTTGATCATTCAAATGATATAAGCAAAGCTATAGATCTTCTTCAAGATAATGGATACGATGTTGAAGCAGATGAAGATTGGTAATTCTAAAGGAGAATTATGAACAAAATTGTTGATACAGAAGTTGCAAGACTCAAGATGGATGATGGCGTTGTAATGCAACTTGGATCCAAGATGTACAGTCAATCAGTCTGGTGGGTAGTTCTTCGTGAACTTATTCAGAATGGCTTAGATGCTGGAGCTACAGTAATAAGCATTTCAACCAACTGGAATGATGAGCTGATTGTTCAAGATAACGGTTCTGGAATGTCTAAGCAAGACCTTCTTGGAATTTTCCTTACCGTTGGTGGATCTGATAAAATTAGGAACAAGAATACAGTAGGTGGATTCGGGATTGCGAAGCTCGCTATTTTCTCGTGTGACAATTTTGAGGTTGTTTCTAATACCTGGAAATTGACCAAAGATATTCTTCTCAATCATCAACCTTTGGAAAGAACGGATCAATTGGGTCAAAATGGAACTTGGGTAAAAATAAAGAAGCATAATCTGATGTCTTCTTTTGACACAAAATCTGAAATTAACTGGTATCTACGATCAATAAATAGATCCGATGTAACGATTTTATTTCAGAATGTTGAAGTAATTCCATTCAAACCAGAAGCCTTTGAAGTGTCAAATTATGGAAGAACTCCAGCAGTTGCTGAAAGTTATTATTCAAATTCTACCCTTATTATCGTAAGAGCGAATGGTCTTCCAGTATTTAAATCGTCAATATTCAACGGAAATAAAGCTATAACATTTTTCTACGACGTTTATACAGAACTCGATCCCTATGATCCTCTCTATCCATTTACTATTACAAGAGATGATTTTGGATCAGATCTTGCTGAGAAAGAAAAGTACATGAATTTCCATAGAGCTCTTGACAATCATTTCAGGAAAATGGCTGAAATGGAGCAGATTGCAAAAGTAAATCTCACCTACGATCCTATTCATGATATTTGGTTATCTCATGGAGCTGTATCTAATCCTGAGAATATTTCTCAATTAGGTGCTTTCAAGAAAATGGTTCTACTTTTGGCATCTCTGAAAGAAGTATCTACAGACAGCTTTGCTTTTGGACTCATAGGCTCTGCACGAGAAAAAGGAGCTTATGCCCAAAGTGAAGAGAAGAATAAAGACATCTTCTTCATATCTCAAAGAATCGTTTCTCAAGCCGAGTTGGTAGCAATAGCTCTACATGAGTTTTCTCATCTGGAAGCTCCTCAACATTATGAAGGATTTGCAGTAGAAATGACTCAGAATGCGGAAAGACTATTCGCTCTTATAATAGCGAAGGAATCAATGGAGAAATTAGAATGGCAGTAATCCCGAGATACTCTCCTGGTACTATCACTACCGGATTTATCGAATTTGATATTCGTTGTAATAAATGCGCCAACAGCGAAGTCATTCATGAAAGCAGTCTTCAACTTGCCGAGAAACATTTCATTCGTCAAGGATGGACTATATTTCATAAGAAATAGTATTGTCCATTATGCAATCCAGAAGGAGTTAAGAATGGATAAAATTGTACTGTTGAAAGCATTCTTTGGTATTGCGTCAATGGTAGTTTGTGCCGACAAAGATGCTACTGATGAGGAGATTCTTGAATTTTGTAACTCGGTAAATCCATCCGGAACTTCGAACGGATTGTGTGAAATCGATCGTGAAGGTGCAAGAGCTCCTGTACCTTGCAATGATGATCCAAATCGTCTTCATATTATTGTGAATTGTTAGGAGTAGATTAATGAGCTCAGACGTTGAAACAATCAGGTTGACCTCAGGAAAAACTGTTGAAATTTTCAAGAAACTTTCTGAGATAAGAAAGACAAGGGAAGATAGAATAAAGTTGTCAAGAGCCTTGAGACTTGGACATACACTATGTATGTTGAGAAATGGGGTATTATCTCTCAATCAAGCGTACTCTAAAGTAGATGGCAATCTATCTCCTGATGATCCAACAACTTATTTCAACGATAGAGCTCTTCTAAGGAAATTCATTGAGGATTTCAATCAATATGGTACTCTAGATGAAAATGTTATTGAGCTCATAGAAAATGTTATCAATTCAGAAGGAGAAGTGAAATGAAATACAAAAGATACAGAATAGTAACCTACGAGACAGATACAGAAGAGCTCATGGAAGATGAGTTATCCAAGAGTATTCATCCAGATAAGCCTGCTCACTTCAAACCTGGTCTCACCATCTCAGTCAAAGATATAGATCCTACCGTTAAGGTTTCTGTCAAGGGTATGAAAGATAACTCTGTAACAGTTTATCATGAGAAACTTTATGAAGAAAACAGGAAACTCATCAAAATTATAAAGTCAAAGTTGAGTTTTGATGGATATCAACCCAACGGAGAAGGACTTTCTGTAGTCTGGAGAATGTGCATTCATGCAAGAGCTTTATATCATGAATCCACTAGAAAACTTGATCTTCTCACCAGATTATCTACTGCCATTGCTAAAGTCGGGATGCGTCTTTATATGACAATCTGGGCAAGCAAGATTGAGAATACTCCTGATCTAGTTTCCCTAGGGGAAGAATGGCAGGAACTGGTAGATGCAGAAGGAAATATACGAGGAATGGAATGATCAGATATCTCATTGGACACATTGCTTGGAATATATTTCTTTGGGCTCTTCGTATTAAAGATAGTCAGCAGTATCGAAGAGTACTTGAAATTCAGATTGATGAAGACAACAAAGAACTGAATGAAGAAGGCATGGCTGGTGATCCCAACGAGATTGCTGATGAGATGTATGAAGATGATCTAAAAGTTCTAAAAAGATTGCGTATATGGCAAGATAGAAAGTGAGAAGATTAATGATATCAAAGAAGTTCAGTTCTATTCCATGCTGTGAATGTGGTGGAGAAGTCATTGAGTTTTCTGTTCCAAACAGATTGTGGAACACGGTAATGAGACCTGATGGTCATGAAACGGATAAAGAATACATCTGCTTCTCTTGCTGGAATAATAAACTTATTGAATACATAAGCAAAGTCAAGAAACAAAGTCGTAAGCTACTCGATACTCTACGATGGGTCAAAAGATTCTATGGAGTTACTCCATTCGTAGCGAAGAAGATAACTTCGGTACTGGATGATCTTGACAGAAATCTATACAAGGAGTAGAATGAATAAACTTGTTTTTGAGGACTCAAAAGATGTCGTAACTCCAAAGTTTCTCCAGGATCATGGAATACTTTCATGGGGAAACTTCAATACACCTCCAGAGCCATACGAAGGATGCGATGCTTCAGAATTCTGGAGACATGTATTCTCCTATGGATTTGGAGACTACACAGAATTTCGACAGGTCACGATTGATGACAAGTCTCATCAAGTCCATCTTGTCATCTATCATGACACCATATTTATGATCGACACATTTTCTGAGCAGTCGAAGATTTCTGCCTCATTCTATCGAGTCGGATGTAAGCATCACTATAAATCCGAGAATATAGGGAAGTGTCTACACAGACTAATCTGTGAACATTGTGGTTATTCACAGATTATTGACAGCAGTGACTAAAATGACAACTTCACTAAAAATAATCTGGGCATTCGTATCTCCAGTAACAGGATACACTCAAATCGAAGGTAGTGTAAGATTGGAGGATGGTACTGGTGAATTACTAATCATATATGCAAATGGAACCTTGCATGTCCTAATCAATGGGCAGGTTCATCTATATATTTTGATCACTACTACCGACAGCAACTTCATGAAAGTACAGGAAATTCTTGATCTTACAAAGTGTAAACTTAATTGGAGCGGGTGGATGACAAAGGGAAATCAAATCGTTCCTGCACATTCTAAATCATCTTATCCTGAGTATATGAAAGAACTGATGAAAATGCCAATGGATGAGAGAAGAAGACTCATGAATGGAGAATTTAATGATAACCGTAACGATCAAAGCCAAGAATAAGATTTGCTCATCTTTCGAGATCAAAGAAGATGATCTCATTGTAGCTCATGGAATTCTCTCAAACAGAGAAGATGATCCAACATGGCAAGATAAGATTATGCTTCTTGGAAGAATCATCAAGGTCGGAACCTACAATCATCACTATGGCAATTCAAGATACATAGCATTGAAAAAAATTGCCAGAAAACTTTACGACAAGAAAGTAAGAGTTCCGATATCTGAGCTACCAGTAACAAATCTCAGTAGACAAACCATTCTAAGATGGAGAGCTACATTGAAGGTTTGTCTCATTCTTGATCCCTCTACCGTATGGAATATTCCGGATCAAGATATCATAAGTATACGAAATATGATTCTTGAAATTGGAATACAAAACGAGGAGGGATATGAATATCATTCATGAATTTCAGGGAGAGTATCGTTGGCTCAGCAACTTCTGGATCTGCACCTTTGAGTGGGATAATAAACTCTGGCATAGTGCTGAGAATGCTTATCAAGCTTCCAAATGTGCTCGTCCTTATGATATGCATCAATTCATAAATATTACTCCAGGTCAAGCAAAGAGACTCGGGAAGACTGTACATAGACGACCAGACTGGGAAGAAGTCAAGCTGGACATCATGTATCAAATAGTCAAAGCTAAATTCGAGCAGAACCAAGAGCTCAAGAAGAGGTTACTTGAAACTGGAAATGCAAGGCTCGTCGAGGGCAATCGTTGGAAGGACACCTTCTGGGGAGTCTGTAATGGTAAGGGTGATAACAATCTTGGAAGAATATTAATGTCAGTTAGAGAGTTGCTAAGAAAGTAATTATGAGCTATCATTTCTGTCCTGAATGTGGAGGAGAATGTATTCAATGCGAAGCGATATTTAATGGTCTTATCATCTTCGAGGAATACACCTGCTCCGCACTTCAGGGAGCTGAGGATACTAGCGACAATGATGACGGCGATTCGATTAGAGAGGAGTAAGTAATGTCAACAGAGATCGATGAAACTTTCAATGGAAAGATCTCAGGAACAATTCGTATATCATTGGATTATTATGTCAAAATAGAAGATCCAGTATCGATTCCAGATTTATACAAGAACTATCAAAATCACATCGCTAATGTTACTCCAGAAGTAACATTATTCGATGTTGATAGCGTTGTCGATGGACATCGCAGAGAATTATTTCCTCTATAGGAGATTCCATGAGCTCAATATTTGAAAAGATTCATATCAAGGTGATGCAATTGAAGGAACGATCTCAAAAGATCTGTCTAGGATGTACTCACTTTGAGCATTTTCATGGGTCGGCGGGATTCTGTAAATTGAAAGGATTATGTTGCAAAGACATGATCGATGGATTTGAATCCTGCCACAAATTCAAACGGGATCGGAGACGTCATTGATATAATCCATAAGATCTACATCCGCGTCAGCGGAGATGAAACTGGTAAATCAGATGACAGCGACGATATCAAAGAGAGGTGAGATGTGAAGATAACCATAGATGATAAGAAAGTAATATTCTCTTACAGTAATGAGAGTTTCTCCCTTACCATTGGTGAGACACTCAATGAATCCAGAATAGTAAATCTTGCAAGATTTCTTCTCGGATTCCTTTCTTTCTCTTTATCCTGGAATGACAGTCCTGAAAGGATGGGAAGATGAAGACAATTTGGAAACAAATGATAACACTTCAACATGAGCAGATAATCGAAATTCCAGAAGAAAGTCAACTTATCTCTGCTGATGTACAAATGGGAATGATCGTTGTCTGGTTCAAAGTACCAGATACAACTGCTCCCAAAGTTCCCGTGAAAATTTTCGTAATTGGTACAGGAGAGGAATGTTCGTATGCTGAGCATTCAAACTTCGTGGGAACTGTGCAATTACCCGAAGAGTATGTCTATCACATATTCGTTAGATACACGTCAGGATACCAAGATCATGCCTAAGATGCTATTCATTTCTACTGAGTACGTTGTTGAAGAAGTTGATCTCAATGAGGATCAAATACGCGAAAAGCTCAATGGTTGGATGGAGATAGTCAAACCAGTTGGACTACCGAACTATTGTCTCGTTGTCGATGACGAGGGTCTTCTCAAAAACAAATTGATCAATATGGTCGGATCAAACTGGTATGGATTCTTCAAACATGGACAACCAATCGTTGGAGATATCCTCGTATCTAAGCTCAATAGAGCAGGAGAGTTCGTAGATCTAACTCCTGAAGATATGACATTTCTCAAAGGAGAAATTGCCAGACTATGAAGACCACCTACCGAGAAGAGAAGTCCATAAAGGATCTAGCCCTCAAAGATATCATTCGCATGGGCAGGAATGACTATTACTACAACGAAGATCACATCTTGACAATGACACGTGAAAGTCCAGATAGTCGCACCTCCAGGATCAAAAGGCAGGAGGAGCGTAGATTAAAGCTGGAACAAGACCGCCACCCGGAGAGACCTTCTGCCAGGGAGGTGTGGATCAGAGCTGGCAACAGTGTCAACGAGGGCGATGTCGTCGTGTATTGTGAGGACAATAGTGGTAATGTTGAAGTGTTGAGTCGTGCTGAGTTCATGCGTCGTGAGTTGGAGAAACGTAATCAGGATTACCGGTGATCGGTAGAAGTCGGTCATTTTGGGACTAAAAGTGGTAATTTTGGCATTTCAGTTGACATCAAAGTGACAACTGGCACAACAGTGAATGTAGGTGATGCTTGTAATTGTAAACTTTTATAGCTGCCAAAATGAAGACTTTAGCCAATTAAAAACTTATAAACCAAAGCATCGCTCGCATTGCCTGTTAGGGCAGTTGTCACTTTGCCCCAAACTGAACATTTTAGCGGTACATCGTTTCTACCGTCAAGGAGTAATTTGCTGGTAATTTTTTGAGCATTTCTGGATGCTTTTTTGATAATTATTTATTCTTTTCAATATGTTTCATTTTATTGTATTTGTTATTCATTTATGTTATAATGGTTCTACAGCAACACATTTTATAAGGAGGTTACAATGGCGACAAAGGTAGTAGATATAGAATTGTTAGAGCAATTGAAACAAGCTCTTGAAACTAGCACCACAGTCGAGCGTGCTCAGCTCGCAAATAAGCTAGAGCACATATTGGGAGGATGGAAGAGCTTCAGTGAGTTATTACCAGCAGATGTTCATACCCTGATCGAAATTAAGTCAGGAAGCTCAACATTACTGGCTACTCAGATAAGAATTCCGGGAGAGGTTACAAAACTCGCATACGTCTCCATGGATGAGTCTGGGATAGATTGGGTCAACGCTGAGGATGTTGACGGGTGGAGACCTTACGAGTATTCAAAAGAGTCATGATTCGCTAATATTAGGAGCTGTTATGTCAGTGTGTAAGTTATGTGGACACCAGATCTCATGTTTCGACTTGGAGCTTGAAGCCGACAATGGAGAGAAATTTGTAGTCAAAGTCTGTGGATCATGTTGGGATGTGGTTGCTGGTATCGCTGTCAAAGCTCTGATGGCTCCTGAGACTCTGAAGCAGTTACTGAGCAATGAAACATTTTATCAGGAACTGCTAAAGAAAATCAGCGTCAGCTTAGGATTACCTTATGGAAATGTACTGGAGGTGAAAGATGGAATTGATTGAAGTAAGACAACGAGTTGGTAAGTCAGTACTGATAGATGCACTTGTGTCGGCAGGAAAGAAGGTTGTCACTGTTACCAATGGAGATTGGTTTCCTGGCGCTGACACAGTTATTCCAGTTCACGATTTGACACCTATGATGAAAGATCTGCTCAAGTTCGTGACTCAGTGCTCACGGAAGTTCTCGCAAGTAAATGTGGAAACGAACATTGACTATCTGTGTTTTCATCTTCAGCGTGGTACTACGCAGGAAGAGATCGATTCTCTGATCAAGAAGCTCAACAGCTCCATTGCCGAGATCGAAATTGATTATGTTATGGTCATGCATCAATAGGAGCTGTTATGTCGCAAAGTATTCAACAACGAATGGAATGGCTTCAATCTCAGGGTCAGGTCAAGCATACGGTGGAGAGCTTGACGAAGATGATCAATGTTCAGACGGGTGTGATTGAAGCTCTTAATGAGGAACTCATTAAGCTTCGAGACGAGCATGTTCGAACTCAAGATGAATTGAAAGCATTCATGAGTCGTCAGGGATTCAATTATCCAAAGCCATAGCCTATATAATGTAGGGCTGACTAAACGTGGTAACGTCAGTTTACATTCAATTACTCAAACCACTTGTAATTGGTATTCATTTGTGCTACTATGTATATAGATTGCAATAAGGCAATCGTACAGCCAGAATCTAAAGGAGGTTCACATGGCTAGTGACAATGGAACACCCAAAACTCCGCACAAAGTTTGTGCAATCTGCGGGAAGCCGCTGTCCCCTCTTACAGGAGAAATCGGTGATACCTGCAAAGCCCATCAGGGCAAATTGCGAATTGCCGCTGTCCAGGCCGAAGTTGTACCAGAAGGGTACGTTCGCATGAGCAAGGTCTGCGAAGCCGCCAACAAGGAAGGTATTACAACTTCAGCACTGGTGAATGCAACTGGTGGTGATGCCGCAACAAAGACACCGCTTGATCCAATCTTTACTGTGACCTACGTGGGTCGCGGAAAATGGCTCAACCCCGATGTCCTGACCAAAGGTTTCGCTCTTCTCAAGGCGCATCAGATCGAGAAAGCCGAAGCCAAAGCCACTTCCAAGGCGAAGGTTGAAGAACCCGCCGAGGTAGAAGAGTAGGCTGTCCGCCTGGAAACCGCCTTCCAGGTTTTTATTGCAGGAGAGGGTAGTGTGACAGCACCCTCTCCCTCTGGTGATTGAGGGTTGGTGGTGAATAGTCCTGCCAACCCTCCCATGGAGAAACTATGATTAACAGACAAGCAACTCCGGATGAACTCGCAAAGCAGATTTTGGAATTATCGCGAAACCAGACGGTACTTCCAATAACGAAAGCTCCTGTTGATTCTCTTGGGCAGATGCAGAATATCATGCAGACACCCAGAACCTATCGTGAAACCCATGCTCTTGGTCATACCCATGAAGATCCCGATGTGAAAAAGCACAAAAAGATGGAATCCAAATCTCGTGCCACCAATCGCAAGATCGCCGGAAAGAAGAGGAGAAAAGCTCATGGCTCTCACAACAGATGAAGCTGTTGAACAGATCATGGAGATCATGAAGAAACTCAAGGACATGGATCAAGTAAAGGTTGTTCTTGATCAGATTACTCCAGATGGCATGATTGGCTCTGGACAATCCGAAATGAGCTTTGATGAATACATCGGTAGAGATCCCGATGTCTATCAACAGAACGGCTACGAGAATCGTGAAGCATATCTCAGATCTCTTGCTGACGAGAACGGTGTAGATCTTTCTACCGTCAGTGCTCTCGCTGATATGCTAGGTCCCAATGAGGACTTCGATGGTCTTGTGTCCTCTCTAGAAGATATGGAGATGTGAAATGGCAGAAAAAGAACCCAACTCATTTGATGCAGAAGCTCTTAAGGCAGAAGCAGAACTCAAGCCTTTAGTCGAAGCACTGACTCCTGAGCAAAAGCAAGCGATCGCCAAGCTCCAGCAATGGTGGTCACGCTGGTATATGAAAGCTGGTCACAAACGGCTCGGAAGATTGATCAACAACATCCGGGCTTGAGCAACCCACTCCCTAACTTACGCTCTGAGAGACCCTCTACCGATGGAGGGTCTTTTCATTTGTCAATAGCTGTTATCGCACTCGTGTTATCGCACTCGTGTTACATGATACTGACGCTGAGGATCAATCAGCTTCAATGTATCAGTTTCAGTTTCAATCGAACCTGAAGCTGAGTGATATCTCATATTCAGACTCGGTTTCAATATTAGTCCGTGGCTTGCAATGGGGTTTCATTTATGCTACAATTAGGTGTAAGAAAATACAAATTATGAAAGGCGGTAAACATGAATAAGTTACAAATGTGGGTGATAGCAAAGCCTATTGGTGAGCCAAAATCAAAGCAAGACCTTGATGGTGCTTATCAGCTATCAACAGATATGATCAACTTCGGTGTAGCCAGTACTGAGCAGTTTAAACCTGGTGATGTTGTTGTCATAAATGACAAGGCTTCTGAAGGTTATTGTGTTGGTGAAGTGGTAGTCATTCTTGAGCTTGTGCCTTATTGCCGCCCTGAGGGTTGGGGTTTGGATGTTGAGCCACCAGCAGGTTGTGAAAACCCGTTTGGAGACGGAAAGCGGTGTCGTTATTTCGATAGCTGCCTGAAAACGCATTGGCGAGAAAGTGACAGCCCATTTGAAAACTCAGGCAAGTAATTACCTTGCCAACTGCTTTCATAGCCTATAAACAAGCCCACCAAACCTTCATTATTGGTCGCTACAGGTGCAAGGCTACATTTATACCCTATGCAAAACAATTTTTGAAACATATTTGGTTTCAAATATTTGCAATATGGCTTCATACGTGCTACAATAGTATTGTAATTCCAAATTTTATTTGCAAAGGCGGTGTCACATGGGTATCAACAAAGTACCAAAAAGCGTAACTCCAGTTCCAAGGGTGCAAGCCTACAAAGTCATGGATCAGGTATACTTCACAATCAGCGGTCATTTGCCGGCTTCAGATTACTGGTCCAACTCAACGGCAGTAAAGGGCGTTCGTACCATACGCATCAGGTTGCGTGGTGCTCAAAGCCAAGCAAAGGTTGATGGGTTACTTGCACTCGTAAAACCAATGCTCAGCAAACTTGGGTCAGGGGTTGTTATTTACTCCAACTCATCTGGCTACATTCAAAGTCCTGGTGGGCATTCAAGGTATACAAAAGTCGCTATCAAAAAGTATGGCGTCTTTATTCCTAAAAATGCCAACATCAAAGTCTGGTACATTTCTGAACCAGGCAAGCGGCTTCCGGATGAAAACAAATTGTATTCGTTAAAGCAACAGTAGCATCATATTCAAAGGTGGGGCTTCAAAACCCCACCAAGGAGTTTTCATGGGACCAATGACTTTAGATCAAATGAACAAACTTGTTGCGACAGTGAGAATGGATTACGAGACGTTTTCAACTCCCACTTTGCAATTCATAGTCAAAGCAACTACCCGTCAAATCAAAGTCGCTAGTGACAAACGATACTCAAACCAAGCACGGATCATTCGTGAAGCTGTACAGCAAGAGATCCGTTTCAGAAATCGGTTACTGGCTGAGGAGTTGTTACTCCTTCAGCAATGGGAGGTAGAATGACAATCAAAGTCAAAGAGGTTACTGGATCTTTCATCGTCTTCCAGAATGTGAACAGAAGGACAACTGTATTCGTCAACGTGATTGGAGATTTCATGTTTACGATGGAGAACACATACAAGATCATTGGTCCGACTGGTTACATATCCAACGTCAAGCTGAAGAGAGTTGGCTTCATCGAGCATGCAACTCTCAGCACTGAGTTGCCTATGTACTCAGCAGTTAATACTCTTACTCTCAAGAGGATAACATGATCGCCCTGATGCTTGCCATCATGATCGCAGTGACGCCTACCGTTACATCGGTTATTATGAATGATGGTACTGAGATCAGTGTTGTCCAATCTGAAGAGTTATCCGTCCCTACAGAGGACGATGTCTTCGGGTACATAGATCAATATCCTCAACCGTTGTTCGTCGCTCACCGTTATCTAGCCGGAGATCATGTAATGCGTATGATGAAGGGTGGATCAATCATAGTCAAGTATTCAGACGGAACTGAAGAGAAGTTTAGGATCAGCGGATATATGGATCTTGGCTTTGACACTCAAGCAGAAAGACAATACATTGATGAGGGTTGCATCTATTTCCAGACGTGTAATGGTACTGGAATACGAGCAATAGTCGCTTGTAAAATTGATTAAAATAAAGACGCACTACATATTCATTTATGGTACAATATTTATAGGTAAGAATATAAATAAGGAGGCGGTATTATGGCAGAAGATAAATACAAGGCAAGTGCTCAAGAAATTGAGAAAGCCCATGAAATGATCGACAATCTTGCTCCAGTAAAGATAAATGAATCAACATGGGTTCGGTTTACCAGCTCTGGAATTCAAGTTGAAGTTGGAGACAAAGTTCATTGCTGGCAGTTGGTTTATTCAGACAGCATTCAATTTGATTTCTCTGCTCTTGATCAGAATTCTGGGGTACAGCGAGACTCTCACGGACTGGAAAGCTTCATACCTGACAAGACAAGCGATCCAGAGTGGGATCCTCAAGGTCCTGAGGACGGAGGTCATCCCTACTGACAACGGAGGTGTGACATGTAGGATTCAGAGAGGACGGGTTGCTCATACCGTCCTTTCGTGTTATCTGTTATGATCGTGTTGTCATTGTCGTGTTGTCTCAATCGTGTTGTCAGTCTCATGTTATCCCTCAGCGTCGTGTTGTCATGGTCGCAACATCAGCGTCGCTGTCTCAGTCTCAGTAGTCAACTCAGCTTCGGTCTATCAGTTTCAGCTTCAGTCTCATGCGTGTAGCCTGTCAGCGTCAGGTTCAGCGTCGCAGGTGGCATGGTAATAAAAAAGTAAACCCCACGTAATGTGGGGTTTACTTTTGGTTTACTTGCAAATTACTTTTGTAATGCTTGCACGTAGGTTTGCAACCATTGCATTGCTTGCGCTTTGCAATATTTGCGTTTACCCCAAGTATAAATTTGCATTGCGGGGTTTGCAAGTGTGCCCTTGCCCGCATCCCCGCCCGCCAATGTAACGGCCAACCCGCGCCCCAACCCTTGCGCTTGCGTGTAATTGCATAATTGCGTTAAAGCAATATATGCGGGGTTGTTTGCGGGGTTTACAGGTGCGGGCATGTAATTGCTTGCCTTGCTTGCGTTTACCATGCAAGTATGCCCAATTGCGCCCGCTTGCCCTTGTAATATGGTATGCCCGCAAATTGCACACTTGCCCGCAATGCCCGCAAATTTGCCCGTTATAGGTGCAACGGGTGCGGGGGTTGCAATTGCAACGGGTGCAACGGGTGCAATTGCTTGCATATTGCTTGCCTTGCTTGCTTGCTTGCCTTGCTTATTGCTTGCCATTATAACCGCCTTATAATTTGTAGGGTTGCACGCCAACCCGCTACAATTACTATAGCACACTTGCAACCATTATACAAGCGAATTTTACACAAATTTTACGGCAATATTGCAAATCAGGCTAAACCAAAACGACATAGGGTCATCTTGTTTAGAAAAATAGTGGACGAAAATTTTCAGGTCCGAATTTATTGGGTGTATTCAATTTGTCTTATGTGTGCTATAATGATGGTATGAGTGATCAATCAATTATCCCTACAGATAACGACGGTGAACTGGAAGTAATTTCGAATAGTGATGTAATTCCAGTTCCAGAGGTCTCACAAGATGAAACGGTAAAACGTATCATCGCTGAGGCCATGAGACGAGGTGGAATAAGAAAGTTCCTACCGGAAGCCGATCCTCGCAAGGAAGTGACTTATGCCGAGTGGTTGTCAACAATGGTATGGGACGGCATCACTGAAGGAGTCGTTGTCTTCGCTGATGGAACCAAGATGCCCATCGGTGATGATGCCAAAACATGGATTAGTCTCGTCAAATTCTTGGCAGGTCATCTCGATGGAGCTGTCAATCCCAACGCCCAATTCAACGGAGTCAACATCTTCAAAATTTATAAAGGAATTGATCCGGATAGACTATGAAAGAGTACAGAGTAATAGATCAAGGAGACACATTGACACTAGGACTTGTCACGTATGATCCAAACGGACAACCTGTCATAATCGATTTGTCTCCTCTCGAATCAGAGACGTTGTCACAACTCGTCAACATCGTCGCCCAGATCAAGACTGCTACAACTCGTCCTATACTCCAGCTCCTGGGGAGCGGATGTGAGGTGATCTGTGAGTAGAGATGCTAATGTAAGAGGTGATCTGTGAGTAGTGTGGCGTTAGTAGATGATCCCAAGACTCTGACTGATCCTAGATATAAGGTCTTTCAGCCATACGGATCTGCCATTGACGTGTTCTATGACAAGAGTCCTGAGCTCATGTATGCTGGTCCATCAGGAACTGGTAAGTCAAGAGATATTCTTGAGAAAATGCACTTGCTCATGTGCAAGTATCCTGGAGCTCGTGCTCTTGTTGCAAGAAAGACTAGAGCTTCTCTTACTGAATCTGCAATGATTACACTCACTAAATTCGTCCTTCCTGATGATGACAGCGTTCACTTTCGCACAGGGGAGCAGGAATATAGATACAACAATGGGAGTACGGTTGTGGTAGGTGGATTGGACAAAGCCGTAAAGGTCATGTCCTCTGAGTATGACTTTATTTATGCTCAGGAAGCGACTGAACTGACGGAAGAGGATTGGGAAACCCTGACAATCCGGTGTCGGTATGGTGTCATTCCCTTCCAACAAGTTGTGGGAGACTGCAATCCTTCCTACCCATCCCATTGGATTAAACTTCGCGCTGATCGAGGTTTGGGTTTCAAGATGATAAATTCACGTCATCAAGATAATCCTGTACTATATGATCAGGAGACAGGATTGCTTACTCCTCGTGGAGAAGTTTATCTTGCGAAGTTGAATGCTTTGACTGGCGTCCGTAAGAAAAGATATCTTGAAGGAATATGGGCGGCGGCTGAAGGAATGATTTACACGAATTGGGATCCTGATAGACATATCATTGATAGATTCCCAATTCCAGCTTCATGGAATAGATATTGGGTTATTGACTTTGGTTATACCCATCCATTCGTTTGGCAATGTTGGGCTGAGGATCCTGCAGGAAGAATTTATCGTACTGCTGAAATTTATCGTACAGGATTATTGGTTGAAGATGCTTGCGATATGATCAAGGCTTGGAGACGTGAGAAAGATGAACCGTATCCAATGGCTGTAATAGCTGATCATGATGCAGAAGATCGTGCTACATTTGAACGACACATGAATATGGAAATAACACCTGCGAACAAGCAGGTTTTGAATGGAATACATAGTGTCATGTCCCGTTTGAAAATGGGAGATGATGGTAAACCTCAAATGTACTTCATGAGGGATTCTGTTTTGGAGCCTGATGCTACTCTTCAGGAATCTATGCAACCATGGAAGACTGAAGACGAGATAGATGGCTATGAATGGGAGAACGCCCAGAAAAAGGAAACTCCTCGTAAATCTCAAGATGATGGTATGGACTGTACCAGATACATTTCCGTTCATCTCGATGAAGAGACTGGTTCCTGGGTTCGTGGGATGAAAATAGATTAGGAGTTATCTATGACACCAAAATCCAAACAACCAAGAATGAACTTGACTGGGGAGAATCCAGAAAGCTTCTTTCAATCTATATCTAGCTTGATATATGAAGAAGTTGAGCCAGAACCTCCTTATATTCCTGATTCACGAAGACGGGATAAATGGCTCACTAACTTTCTTAGGAAGGAACCGCATCTCGCCGGTGTGGTTAATTCTGTGACTGCCATCGACAAAAACAGAGGGTGGAGAGTAGTCGGTGGTAGGAATCAGGTGAAGCGTATTACGAATATGCTCCATAACTTCGAGAACTCTCCGGGACTGTGCGGGTGGAGACCTTCACTCGCTACCGCATCGCAAGCCTTCTGGACTACCGACATCGGAACTATTGTTGAGGTTGGTCGTGATGGAAAAGGAGGTCCAGTATCAGCTCTTTATAATGTTGATTCAACAAAATGTCATCTTTCTGGATCTTCAGATTTCCCATTGAAGTATCATCCAAAGAAAGGTCCTGAGCAGACATGGGGAGTTGATGATTTCTTCAGAGTTGTTTCAGCTCCATCAATTCTCGAGGAACATCTTGGTCTCGGAAATTGCGCTGTCAGCAGAGCTATCCAGCTCGCTCAACTCATGGTAGCACTTTATCGTCACGACGAAGAGAAGTTGCTGTCAAGAGCTCCGAGAGGATTATTGCTGTTGCAAGGAATAAAGCAGAATCAATGGGACACAGCAATGGCGGCTCGAGATGAAAAGCTAAACTCTGTTGAAGATAAGTATTATGGAGCTATAGCCGTCCTTGCATCCGCTTCGGCAACTGTAGATGCGAAAATGGTAGCATTATCTGAACTTCCAGCAGATTTCAATCTGAGAGATTGGATGGATATGCTCCTGTATGGATATGCTTTATGCTTCGGATATGATGCCAGTGAATTTTGGCCTGTCCAGTATGGAGCTCTCGGCAGAGGTAATGAAACACAGATCCAGCACGAGAAAGCAACTGGAAAGGGAAGACTTGACTTTGTTCTTGGTTTTCAGGAACAGCTTGAGAACTTTCTTCCTGACTCTATTGATTTTGAATTCGATCAAAGAGATGAGCAGGGCGATTTAATTCATGCTTCAGTTCATCAAGCATGGGCAAGTGTAGCAAAGACTCTTGTAAAGGATTCTGGATTATTGAATGTCGACGAGGGAAGAATAATTCTTGCTCAGTTCGGAATAATTCCTGATGAATGGACTGAATCCAAATTTATTGAAACTACAGATCAGGTTGATGTAGCTGAATCGGATAATACTGGGACTGATGGTCAAAGTCCTGATGAGAGTGGTGAATCTGGAGAAGAAACTAATCCGGTAGCCGCAAGCCCAAGCGCAAATATTCGGCCTACATTTAATACGGCTATGCTAAAACAATGGAAGGAAAGATTAAAAGAATCAGAATGTGTACGAAATGCTGCGATTAAATTTCCCGCTGAAGAAATTGTTCAATACTCGTATCCAGGAAATCATATCATAACCCTATGGGATCGTGGAGATGAGGTTTATAAAAGAAAACTCTTTAACATAGGAACTCCTCCTCCTCTTCCTAAGATGTAAGGAGAATATTATGGCTCCTAGAGATCCAGTAAGACTCTACGGAAATACCGTGGATAAACTTGAAGTAGTTGTAAGAGATGATCTTAGCTCGCAAATACTACTGACTGCAATAGTAAGCGGTCATGTAGTAAATTATTGATGTTCATTTTGATCCAAGAAAGGAAATAGAAATGAGTGCTAGTTTGCCTTTGGAAGTTTTGAAGAAATATAAGGGATCCTTTACCAAATTCTTTGAAACAGGAACAAGCGAAGGAGATTCTGTTCAAGCTGCTGTAGATGCAGAGTTTGAAGAGATCTTTACGGTAGAGCTTGATAAGCCAACCTATCAAAGAGCTTTCAATAGATTCGAGAGTAATCAGAATATTCATGTCTACAATTCCGAGTCTGTTGGAGCTCTTAAAGCTGTTCTTCCATTTATTGAAGCTCCTATCCTATTCTTCTTGGATGCTCATCCAGATTGTCATCACGAAATTACTCCAGTTCTTCAAGAATTGGATGCAATTAAAGGTCACAAGTTTCCTGTTTCAATCATCATTGATGATATGAGATTGATGGGAAAAGAAAAATGGGTTCATATATCTATTCCTGTGATTATGAACAAACTCTATGAAATTGATCCCTCCTTTGATATCATCTTTGAAGAAAATGGACATGCTCCTGGAGATTTATTGGTAGCTTGCTCAAAATAGGAGTTTCAAATGATAGATAGTCCATACGTTTCTATAGTCTCCGGAACCTATAACAGACTCGGAAGTTTGAAGAGAATGGTAGCGTCTGTTAGAAAGTCCGTCGGAGTGGGAGTACCATACGAAATTGTTTTGGTAGATGGTGGATCTACAGATGGAACCCTTGAGTGGATCGGGACGCAATCTGATACCGTTCTGATCCCTCAAGGGAAATTACTTGGAGCTTGCAAAGCCTTCAATGCCGGATTTGCAATAGCAAAAGGAAAGTATGTCATTATAGCAAATGATGACATAGAATTTAAGTATGAATCAATTCTTAATTCTATTGCCTTCATGGATGATCATCTTGATGTTGGAATCGGTTGTTTCCATCAGAATCGTCATAGTATAGAATATACTTGCGATACAATGCCAGCAGTTCATCATGGAGTACAGGGTGGAGAATATTATGGTCAGGTCTGTATCATACCCAAATGGCTCGGAGATAAAGTTGGCTGGTGGGGTGATTATCATACCTATGGTGGAGATAATGAATTATCCTGCAATGTTCTTGAACTGGGATTCAAGGTTACTCCCATGGAATTCTGTTGCATAAATGATTTCCAATTGAATGATGATTTAAGAGCTATCAATAATAAATTGGATCATTATAAAGGAAGTCATCCGGACTCAATGAAATGGAGAGAGAAATGGACTAGACATGGATTTGTAGGTCCTGTCGTTCCTGAGAGTCCTAGAGTAATAAATCCGTTAAAGAGAGTTCCAAGACTCGTTTATGCTCCATTATATGAGGATAAAGTATATCCTCACCAACTTGAAACCAAATTTGGATTGAGAAAGGCTTTGTCAAAATATTTTCTGGTGTCTGAGGTTAATTACAGACACAATCCAGATGATTTGTATTATATGGTTTCAATGTTCAATCCTGATGTTGTTTTGATACAATATCATACTCATAAGTTATTGTCCTTCGATCTTATGAATAAGATGAAGAGTGAATTTCCAAATACCACTTTTGTTAGCTGGAATGGAGATTACTCAGATGCCCTTTACACGAATGAATATACTTATGTTCTCAAATTGTTCGATATCGCTACATTCGTTTGTGGAGATGTTGAAGAAAAATACACTGAGCTCGGAATAAACTATCAATATTGGCAAATTGGATATGAAAGTTATCCTGCTCCAGAGGAATCAAAAATCAATAAGGGAAAATATGATGTAGTATTCTTGGGAAATTGCTACAGTCCAAATAGACAGAAGATGGGTCAAATGTTAAGATTTCATAAGGAATGGAAAACAGCTCTATTTGGAAGATGGCCTTCTCATATCGGTAGCGACGGAGATAATCAGTACGACTTTGCCGCAGGAGATATCATCTACCGTTCCTCGAAGATCTCCATTGGGGATTGTGGTTTTCCAAAATCTATAGGATATGTATCCAATAGATTATTTCAAGCTCTTCATTCAGGAGCTTTTCTTCTTCAACAAAATGTAATCGGAATGAAAGAACTTCTCGGATTAGAAGATGGAAAGCATCTGATTGTGTGGGATAATCTGATTGATCTAGAAGAAAAGCTGACTTATTGGCTCGATCCATCCAGATCATCCGAGAGAGATGCAATAGCAAGAGAAGGAAAAAGATTCGTTGATGCTAATCATTCGTTTGAAGCGAGAGTGGAGGAATTTATGCAGATGCTAAATGATTTCAAAAAGAAAAATTAGTACCTAGTCAATGTCTTTCAAAGACGGTATAATGTAAGTAAAGATTGATAGAGGTGATGATGACCATATCCAATCAACCAAGCAAGAGTGCAAAATTGAGCGTTCTCAATGAAATTGGGAGAGCGTTCAAAGGTTTGCTCGGATTATTGAAGGAAGAATCCATTTCTATCCCTCATATATATGAGCAAATTTATATGTGGGCATGGGAACAACCTGGATGGATCGATCTAGTAGATATATTTCTTGAGGAATCCAATCAGACGTTCTTCGCCGTATTTTCCAAAGATGGTCTCTTGTACAGAGCTGAACTTTCAATAACTGGACAAGAGATTTCTGTTGGAAATCTAGTACAGGTCAAGGAGGTGTTTGAGCCAGTAACAAATTCATTCCTCATTCAGAATCAAGCTGATGGAACGGTTCGTTGGTTCTTGATCGCTTGCTCTAACGTTCTGAACAGAAGCTCCGAAATCCATTCTGCAGAGTTATTTGACAATTTCTCAAGACGATGTGTTGAAGAGAATCATTTCCCATATTTAACCTATTATCATCAGGGTGAAATTTTGAAAATGGGAATGACAGATTGGGTTTCAAGAGATGGTCATTTATTCCTAGCTTCGGGTACTTTTGATGAGAGCGAAATTGCGAAATGTATGCAAGAAGCTTATGCTAAAGAAGAACCTGGATATTGGGGATCGTCCATCTCTTATTGGCCTCTCAAGGGTAAAATGGAGGAAATTTCGAATAGTATTTCGGTTCCAGTTTTTAGGGACGGAAGACTTGAGGAAATTTCAATTCTGGCCGAGCAACACGCAAATTGTCTGTTTACATCTCTTTATTCTGAGAGAAAGGTCACTAATATGGATAAAATTGTTGAAGAACAGATCCGTAAACTGACCGGGGAAAATACAGCACTAGCTGAAAGTTTAATCTCTGCAATCGATGGAACCAACAAGAAAATCACCGAGCAGGGATTAATCAATTTGCAAACTCCTGAGTTATCTCCAGTCAACCCACCTGAACCCGCTCCTGCAGGAGAAACTGATCCTGAAAAGAAACCAGAATCTTCTGATCCTCCAGTAATTGAGCTGGATGAAGAAGCGATTAAGGTTATTGTCGAGCAAATGGTTAAGAGCCCTGCATTTTCTGAAGCTATGAAACCAGTTGCTAATCTTGCTCAGTCATTTACTGCTCTGCAAAATTCGTTTGAACAAAAACTTACGGAATTGAGCACTTCTAATGCTGAAATCAAGACCTCGGTCGAGCAAAGACTCGTCGCTCTCGAAAAGACTGATGATGAGAAACATGAGGATTGGAATAAAAACCTTCCTCGCAAGGTGACTTTGTCATCTTCTTATCGACCGAGAAATGAATCTCAAGATCCTGCACCTTCTGACAAGGTCAGCTTCAAAGAGATAGCCGATCAAACCCTGGAAACTTTTAAGGGAAAGAAATAATGGCTAGGAGCGAAACTATGACTATTACACCTTCTGATCTGCCAACCATCTATGGTTGCTGTGGTCTTTTTGATCTTTGCAGCGATCAGGATTTGATGTCTCTTTCCTTCCAGGGTCAGAACAAATTCCTGGACTGGATTGGATGGGAAAAATCCAATGTCTGCATCATCAAAAAGAACTTCCTCACTTTTGTACGTCCTGAAAGAACTGCTCAGGGTGAAAGATCCTCTGGTTATATTCAGGATCCCTGCGGTGAATCAAATGGCGTAGAGTGGGGAAATTGCGATTTTACTCTCACAGACTGGGGTCTTCTGAGACGTCATGGTCCTGAAAGAGTTGCAACTGATGTTGGAAAGAAATATTGTGAAATCCAACCTCGTCAGCGTCTTGATGGATCTCCAATTGTCAATGATGTTGAATTCGATATGCGTCTTGCAACAGAAGCTATGTTGCAGGATCTTCGAAGAATGATCATTGATGGAAATAAAACCACTTCTGGTCAATTCGATGGATTGAATCGTCTGATCAAAACCGGTTATACCGCCTCAGATGGTCATCGTTGCGAAAGCATGGATTCGATCATCATCGATTGGAACAGCAATGACATGGGTGGTGGTGCTGGAATCACATGGAATGGAAAAGCTGTTGGAGCTACATACGATATGGTTGATGTTCTTCTCGCAGTTCTTCGCAGAATTCGTGACCGCATCTCCATGGCTCCTGCCCTCAATGTTCAGCCTCTGTCTCCTGGAGATATCCTCATTGTTGCTCCTTCCCATATTCTCCGCTGTCTGTTGGATAGTTATACCTGCTGGAGCGTCTGTCCAGGAGCTACCAACAAAGTTGTTGCGATCCAATCATTCGAAGCAAGAACCTTCCGCAAGAATCTTAACGGTGGAATGTTCGGAGATGGAAAGATCGATCTCGATGGATTTGAAGTTCCTCTTCTCGCCTATGATTGGGGCTTAACCGACGAAACAACTGGAGCGGC